CGATTCGTTTTGAGCCTATATCTACGCACATTTCTGCAAATAAAGTAAATATATTATGACAGCCCATACCCAATCGGTATGTACAATACATTATAGGAGAGTAAAATGGCAGATCGCAATAAATTCGAACAAATGCTAGAGTTACTTGTCAACGAAGACAAGGACGCGGCAGAAAAATTATTCCACGAAATAGTGGTAGAAAAATCAAGAGACATTTACGAAGGTCTTTTAGAAGACGACAAAGATGTCGACGAAGCTACTGACGAAGAAGTAGATGAAGCATCAGATGAAGAAGTTGATGAAGCTACTGACGAAGAAGTAGATGAAGCATCAGACGAAGAAGTCGAAGAAGCATCAGACGAAGAAGTTGAAGAAGGTTTTGACTTAGACGAGTTTGAAGTTGAAGCTGACCCTGCAATGGGCGGTGATGCAACTGATGATATGATGGCAGATCTTGGTATGGATGACGAAGGCGGAGACGACGAAGAAGGCGAAGAGCCAGAAGGTGACGTTGAAGATCGTGTTGAAGACTTAGAAGATGCATTAGATGATCTTAAAGCCGAATTTGAAAAGATGATGGCTGGTGATGATGATGGCGAAGAAGGCGACATGGATATGGACGCTGGAGAAGAAGAGCCAGAAGAAGAAGCAATTCTTCCTTTTGAAGCATCAGATGAAGAAGTAGACGAAGCATCAGATGAAGAAGTTGACGAAGCATCAGATGAAGAAGTTGATGAGAAAACAAATAAAACAGCTGGCGAAGAAATGCGTGAATACGTAGAAAAAGTATCCGGTGGCGGTTTAGATGCTCAAAAAATAGGCGGCGACAATGGTGCTAATGCAAAAAGCACAGTTGCAAGCCCAAATAACATGGGAGGCACTTCCAGTAATTTGAATCAAGGTTCAGAAGAAAGCGGTGGCGAGCATGCTGGTCTAGGCGATATGAATGCTAAAGACCAAGACGGCGGCAATGTCAATGTACCAGGTGGAAAGGCTTCTAAGTCATTAAAAGCACAACCAGGACATGGTGCAGAGAAAAAAGGCAAGCCAGAAGCAGCAGCTGATAAAAAATCAATGATCGGCAGCTAGGTTAAGGAAAACTAGATGAATCACTTACGAGAGAACTTGACATTTGACCAGGCAAAGATAGTAGTAGAATCTGCTAACGAAGGCAAAGATCTTTATATGAAGGGAATTGTTATTCAAGGTGGCATTCGAAATGCTAATCAGCGAGTGTATCCTGTATCCGAAATAGGCAGGGCTGTCAAAACTCTCAACGATCAAATTACTGGAGGATATTCAGTTCTCGGTGAAGTAGATCATCCAGAAGGACTTAACATTAACCTTGATCGAGTATCACACATGATATCTGAAACATGGATGGAAGGTGATAACGGTTATGGAAAATTGAAAATATTACCAACTCCTATGGGAAACTTAGTTAAAACAATGCTTGAAAGCGGAGTTAAACTAGGTGTTTCCAGTAGGGGCTCTGGTAACGTAATGGAAGACGGAAGCGGCGAAGTTTCCGACTTTGAAATTATCACTGTGGACGTTGTGGCTCAGCCCAGCGCCCCTGGTGCATATCCCACACCAATATACGAGCACCTAATGAATGCACGTGGTGGGATGAAGGCATATGAATTCGCACAGGCAACAAAACACGATGACAAGGCACAGAAGTATCTTAAGGAATCACTGATCAACTTGATCAGTAAACTCCAATAAACTAGGAGACAATGGTATGATAGATGCACTAAAAACACTTTTTGAAAATGACGTGGTATCATCCGAGGTTAAGGCTGAGATTGAAGAAGCATGGAATGCAAAGATTCAAGAAAACAAAATGCAGGCAACTGCTGAGTTACGTGAAGAATTTGCAACAAAGTATGAGCACGATAAAGAGACTATGGTCGAAGCTATCGATAACATGCTTTCAGAGCGTCTTCAAGCAGAGATTGCAGAGTTTGCAGAAGATCGCAAACAACTTGCAGAAGCAAAAGCAAAATATGCTGTTGCACAACGTGAGAATGCAAACTTACTCAAGGGTTTTGTTGCTGAGCAATTAGCAACTGAAATCAAAGATCTACATACAGATAAAAAAGCAATGGCTGAAAACTATGCCAAGCTAGAAGAATTTGTTGTAGAGTCCTTAGCAGGTGAGATATCCGAGTTCCAAGAAGACAAGCAAGACTTAGCAGAAACCAAGGTACGCCTTGTAAGAGAAGCTAAGACACACTTTGCTAAAGTCAAAAAAGACTTTATCGAAAGAAGTGCAAATGCAATATCCGAAACAGTTAGTAAAGCCCTTAAAAGCGAAATTACTGCACTTAAAGAAGATATTGACACTGCACGTAAAAACGACTTCGGTCGTAAAATCTTTGAAAGCTTTGCATCTGAATATGGTACTAGTTACCTAAATGAAAATTCAGAAACTGCTAAACTTC